AAGGGGCGTGCGATATTATTATTCCTGGAGCGCCTTCTTTTGTGTGTGAGTTGAAAAGGCGGGACCACACAAAATCAACATGGCAATCGGGCCAACTTGACTATCTTCGTGTGGCACAAAGAAAAGGAGCCTTCGCCTGTGTGGCGTTGGGAGCAGATGCAGCAGAAGAAGCCTTCAATCGCTACTTGGACCAGACCCAGTCGACAGATTGAGCAAATCCTGTCTGGTGAGGTTCACATTGAGCTTGCGCCTCCGGCAATCAGGTCGGCATGCCGATTGCCTATTTATCAGGGCGCATGCGCAATTTTGGAATTGCCACAAAAGGCCCGCAAGGAAGCTTTGTCGAAAGTGCCAGCGTTGATACGGCCTTATGTGGAAGAGGAAGTTATCAGGATATGGAGAATCCGAAATGACCATGTTTGAAGTCATTATGCATATGCCCGTACGAAACGCGGCTGTTCATCGCATTTTATGTACATGCTTGATTGATAATCTTGATGATTTGGTCGACCATTTAAACCAGACCGATTTTCTGGTTGTTGATGAATGGTATCCAGATGAGCAAACAGGGCAATTAAAAAATCATGGCGCTGTTGCGCTTAATCGTCGTCATATTGGCAAAATCAAAGAGTGGAAAAGATAATGGATAAGCTAACAAAACATGGCTGGCATTGGACATTTGGTTGGCTTCGTAGGCCAGAGCTCGACCAAAGCGGACTGTATTGTTACGAGGAGCCAAATGGCGATTTGGTCTTCACCAAAAAGGCTGAACACAAATCAAGCCTCTATCTCGACAAAAGACGCGATGAAGATGCGGACGTCGACTATTTTTGCTTTGCTCGGATTCCGAGGCGTGCATCTAAAATTCGCTAACGATAAGCGGCTAATCACCACTTCCGATCAGGACAGGCCGCCCCTGCCAGGCGCGCCTTGGCATCGAGCAGGCACCCGCACAGGGCGCAGCGGGGCACCAGCCCATCCCTGAAATGCGGGCACGATCGGCAGATGCCAAGGCGGCGGCAAAACTCAGCATAGTCAGCTAGGATCACTGCTTCGCCCCACCACCTGGCGACTGCTTATTCGTCAACGTGCCACCCGTCTGCGCCCGAGACTGGGCAACAGCACCCGCCGTCTGAGCGATGTCACCTTCTGCATTCTGCACCTCGATCTGGATCGTGCACCAGACCACGCATGCAGGTTGCCCCGCACCCCATAACAGGGCGCGAGGCTGTGATCCTGAATTAGGATAGATGCAGCCGCCAAGTGATAGAGCGGCTGCAGTGATGAGGAGGAGCTTACTTGCGCGTGGCATTAGTTCTCTTCCTTGGTGTTACATAGTGGAACCATTTGAGGCTATCGAGACCATCATCTGGCACCTCGATAACGTCAAAACCGATGTCACCTAGGTAATCAATCCAGTCGGCCACAGCTGCTTTAGCAACAGCCTCTGTAAAGTGAAGCACGAGAACTTCGGATGATTGTTTTTCAACAACAGCAAACATAGGGAGCCTCACGGATGGTCGGTTGATGATGCTACCGCACCGTTGACATTCCAGTCGTTACCCCGACCAGACGTATCTTTGCCTAGGTTAGCGTGATCCTTAAATTCAAGGTGGAACCCGTTTTGACCGTGCGCGCCTGTGTAAGCTATCGGTTTTCCAGCAGCCATAAACGATGATGGCGTTAGAACAGACCCGTAAACAACATGCATGTCTGCTATAAAACCACTATACCCGACTTCGGTAGGAGAAACACCAACACCTTGCTCTTTACCTTTACCAATCCCTTGGTTGATATCAAAACTGTCAGACGTTCCGACTTGAACACCGTCGACATACATGTGTATTCTAGGAGAAGCAGCATTATCAAACGTCCACATAAGGTGGTGCCACCTGTTATCATTTAACGGGCCACCAGCAGAAGGAGGGCCGCCGACGTTTTGACGGTCAAAGTTAATACCTCCAGGTGCCGCGCCGAGCAGGAGGCGGTCGCCATGATACCTGTGGCCACCGCTATAAACAACACCACCATTACCTTCAATTTTTACCCAAGCACTAACAGACCACTTATCCCGTTGCGGGTCATCAGCAGTAAAGGTTTTTTGTATATCACCACCAGTAAAGTGCGCGGAATCGCCAATAGTAAAAGGACTATCCTTCCTCTTCCCGTAAAAATCATGGAACCCGAGATTTGTTGCAGAGAACACACCTGTTTGGCCAGGTGTATCAGTATACCAAGTGACACCCCGATGCACGCCGAGGTTCTTGCCGAGCCTGAACTCAGCATCAATCTCGTTCATATTGAGCGGACCTGTGAGCTTAATCGTCATGGCGCGCCTCCAAAATAGCAACGCGAGCCGACAGCTCCTTGACCGCTTCAATCAACACGCCAACCAGGTTGCCGTAAGCAACAGACAGCGTTTCGCCCTGCTCGACGACTTCCGGCAGGATCTTTTGCATTTCCTGCGCGATCACACCGACACCAGCCTTGCCGTTGTCAACGCGGTCAAAGAATACACCGCGCATGTTTTCAACCAGCGACAACGCATCATCGATCGTGCGGACATTGGTCTTCAGTTTGGCATCTGAATAAGCAGTGATATTGTCACGGGCAACGACAGAGCCGTTAGCGTTGATGGTGAGGTTAATAGCGCTCGGCGTGACTGATCCGAAATCAATTTTACCATCAGCATAGAAACCAATGAAACAAGCGCCAGGACCTGTCCCGCGAGAACCAATACGGGCATACCCATCAGATGTCCTACCGTTTAGCAAAATAGCGTCACCAACTGCGTTTTCTGCTTTGCATGTAGTAACACCTCTAACTTCAAGGTTGCCTGTGATAATACCGCCAGCAAGCGGTAGATAAGCAGAAGTGTCGCCGATCGTGTGCCATGTGCCGCCAGAATAAACGTGCAGCTTATCGTCGGTGCTATTGACCCAGAGATCACCAGCTTTTGGGGCTGTCGGAGCCGTTGCGCCAGAAGCAGCACCACCACCCACTGGGATCCAGTTACCGCCCTGGAAGATCGACAGCACACCCGTCGTCGTGTTGAGCCACATGTCACCTGCGGCAGGGCCGACAGGAGCAGCACCAGCAGCCGTCACAGGGTTCTTGACAACGCCTGCAACATTAAGATCGAGCTTAGAGATCCATGTTGCATTGGCAGCATCGCGGATTTTCAAGATACCATTTGGTCCCGTGCTTGTATCGAGCCACCACATGCCGGCATAAGTCGTTGTCGGAGCTGTTGCACCTGAATTGTTAGACACAAGTGCCTGAACCGCAGACTGAATATCAAGGCGGACAGTTTTGCCTGGTCCATTGTCGATGGTAAAATCATGCTGTGCCATTGTTAGCTCCTAGTAACCTGTTGCGATCCAATCAAAGCGCCGCCCTGCTGGAGCCGCGCCCGCTGCTGTGAAGAACTCGATGTCAAAACCTTTTTCGGTTTTGTTTGTCAGCGTCCAGAAGTCGCCAGTTGCAGCATTCTCAAGAGAAATAGCAACAGATGGAGGACGGATGAACTCAGATGTAAATGTCACATGCATCTTTGATCCGATATAAGGAACATTCTGAGCGTTGTCGATTTTACGAATAAGCTCAGTCTGGACGCACAATGTCTCGATGCCGATATTTTCGCCATGAGGCGCATCGAGCACTGCCATATAACGGAAGCCGCGACCAAAATAATCGCCAGTCTGGAACGGCTCCCATGGACCCCACACCGCTGTCGGTGACGACGGGTCATCAACGGTTTTAGACACGTAAATCTGAACCGTACCTGCGCCATTATATGTATCATCCCACATCGCCCAATCATCGACCTTCAGCAAACGCGCATCAATGAAAGAGTCGTTTGAATCGAGGAATGGATTGGCGACCATATCAACAGCAAGGCGGACGTTATATGCCTTAGGAAGCACCGTCATACTGTTAAGAATATATTCACCATGATGCGGACCAGCACCGAGCTCAGGAACGCTGAGATTGTCATCCCAGAAATCGTGCAGGTCGACGTTTCTCCAGCTGTCAATGAAATCTTGCCCTGCAGCAGATGTGTCAATGGTCAACCAGTCCTGATGCGGCAACTTAACAACCGTGCCCTTATGCGTGCCGATAAAGTTTGGGCTGTCGCATATCTTTCCAAACTCTGTTGTCGACGGGCTAACGTAGTCAGAAATGATCGATGCACCGTCAGGGCATTCAGAATAGTGACCTGAGCTATCAATCGCTCGCAGGAAATAAGTTCCAGGCCTAAATGGAACCTCAACCGATGTTGCGCTCCCAGGGATTGACGGGAGCAGTGTTGTGGAGCTGACCCATGTTGCACCTGTTGTGCGCGGCGAATAGCGCATTTCATAAGATCCGCCAATCGACACGTCAAGATCAGGTGTCTTATCCCACTTGAACAGACCGATATCAGAAATGATCTGCAAGCCGAGATTAGTAGGGCAAGCCGGAGGAGCAAGACGCCCGATCACATTATGCTTAAAAGTCAGAACAGGGCTTGGATTACCGATGCGGTTTACCGCCCACAAGCGGAAATTGTGCATACCTTCTTCTGTGTCGAAGGCTGCTGATGTTTCATGTGTCTGAATTGAATATGTGACGCCGTTCTCACGTTGCCACTGCAAGACGTATTCATAAGCGTCTCCAACCCAAGACACCACGCAGTGCACGCCGACCATTTCAACCGACAACAGTTGCAGATCCTCGCGAACCTTTGGATCCTTCGGCATTTCGGGGAAAGGCTTGATGTTCGAGATGACCGGCTCCTCGAGAGGATCACCTTTCTCGATATAGCCCCACTTCGACGGATTATGCCGCACACCCTGGATCTCGTAGATCAGATTGTCGTTTTCTTTGACACCGGTCACCCGCCAGGTTGTTGGCTTCAGGTCGGAGGCCGATAGCACCCAGACAGTATTAGGCAGCGGGTCAGATGAGAAAGCAGTTTGCAGTGTCACCGTGGTGCCTGCAGCGTCGATGCTGAATACAGGTCGCGACTCCACAGTGCCGTTAGCAATAATGCAGGACAGAGCATAGTTCTGACCGGCCACAAAAGTCACAGCATCATCGAGCACGATCGTGCGACCTGCGGCAGACACGATACGCCCGCCACGCCGATCGCCAGAGATGTGAACGTCAGCCACTTCGATGATGTCACCAGGTCTTGCCCATGCGCCCTGCAGGTTTGTTTTGAACGAGATGACCTCGCTCTCATATTGCTCGGTGTAGAGTGTCCATCTGCCAATGCGGCGCGCCTGCCCCTCAGATGTGCAGCCAATGGCATTGATCTCGATCGGCTGCACACCGTAGCGGGCAATGCCGTCGCGGTCCTCAACATAGCAGATGCGACGCTCGCCGAGGTTCTTTGGATCGTTCCAGGTCACATGGCAGACATTGTGGCGGCTGCGGATGTCGCCGCCCTGATAGTTGAAGATGCCCTCGATGACATTGGCATTTGTATAGATGCCGGCAGGTGCTTTCGGCTCATCGCAGACAACTGTGATCTGTCCGCCGGACCAATAGGCAAAGCCGCGGAAGATCGAGGCAATACCCTGCAGGAAGTCGAAAGCCTCAGCCTGTGAATTGAATACACCGTTGCAGGTCCATCGCGGTTCCGTGTTACCCCGACCATCTGGAACCAGCTCATCGCACCACTTGGCAACGCTGTAGAGGCTCCACTTGTCGACCTGGGCTTCCGTGATGAATTCGCCGAGCCCGTAACGGGTGCTCAGCAGGATATCGTAGAATACCCATGCTGGATTGTTGCAGTAGCCAAACGAGAACCGCCCATCCCAGACGCCGGTATAAGCGCGGGTGGTAGGGTTATAGTTCGACGGATAGCGAACGTGCATGCCCTTGACGTGATAAGCCCGCTTCGGGATCGACTGGAAATATTTCGCATCAATTACACACCCTACGAGAGCCGAGTTCGGGTAGCTCAGCTGGTAGTCCATGATCTCGGTATAGGATGACCAGAACAGATCATTCTGGATCGTCGCTTTTGGCGCATCATCGGTCACGCGGGTGACGCGGATATCCCACGGCGGATTACCAGGCAGGAAGAACACATAAGCCCGCTGATACTGCGACATCGTCTTGCCGGCGATCTCGCAATCCTGCAGCAGCTTGAAGCCGCCGCCAGCCGATTGCACTTCGATCTTGAAATTAACCTTGCTGCCCTTGGTATTGGCATTATTCGTATCAGTCTCGGACAAAGCAGGGACCGACACCGTCAAGCGGCAGCGGGTCACGTCAGGGTTCACGATCGTGCGGGTGATCGGATAGGCCTTAGCAACCTTCAGCCCGACATTGGTCTCGCTCTCCTGCTCAGGAAAACCAAGGATCGGATCCTGCGCCTGCGTGCCGGTCACGCCATGCACGAGACCACTAGCGAAGTTATAGGTTCCATCAGGGTTCTGCGCAGGTACGCCGTCGAGGATGATCGACTTGAGCCCATCGACAAGACCTTCCATAGGGCCTTCGCCGATGAGATCGAGCACGCGAGCCGTCTGGCGGGAGCGGAGTGTGTTGGGATCCTCGACGCCGCCTCCGCCGCCGCCGCCACCCTTGCCGCCCTTTGAACCGGAGATCTGATGTTTGAACGTGCTCACTTGCTCTTACCTCCGCCCGTTCCTTCACCTGGTGCAGGGTCAATAGGCTCCTCGCCAGTGTCCAGACCAGCCGAGATCACCACCGAGCCAGCATACACCTGCCCATAAATAACAGGAACAGCCACACCCTGCTCCGTCACATTTTCCGGTCCCGAAAACAGATAGCTGTCGTCCTTAGCTTGATCTGTGCGCCCGAGCTTTGGCGGCTTCGGGGCAAGCAACATCGAGACGCCGATCATTAGAGCCGTCATCAGCACGCCAGAGATGATGCCTGCAACAGTGGTCGAGACACCGAGCCATCCAGCAATCGCACCAGCCAGCGCTGTCTCGATACCTGACCCCTCGATCTTTTGGACGAAGTGGATTTCCTGAGATGCTGGCATCGCGCCAACCTCATCACCTGAAACCTCAGCCCCATCGATGACCACGAAATATTCGCCACCGTCATGGAAGTCGCGCCAGAATCCGTTATAGTTGGCAGCCAGTGCCTTCACAGCTTCGCGCGGTGACGTGATCTCGAAGGCATGGATGTGCCCGTATTTGTCGCCGATCGGACCATGCAAGTGGACGTTAATCACGGATCAGCTCCTTGTGCCGCAGGTGGAGCACGGTCGCTTTCTGATACAGACCACCATAAATGTCCATCGAGCTTTTGCGGCCATAGATATGGTGCAGAATATGCTCCGGCTTCAGGAACAATGCACAGTGATTTGGCACAGGAGACCGCAGCTGCAGGATCAGCACATCACAGTGCTGCAGGTCATCGTCGACCTGGATGAAGCCAGCCTCGCCAAACTGATCAGCGATCAGGTTCTCGCCGTGCTTCCACCAATCCCATGACCGGTCAAAATAAGGCAGCTCGACACTTGTATATGCCTTGAACCCATCGCGCAGCAGCCCGTAGCAATCGTGCGATCCGTGACACCATTCACGCCCAACCAGGGGTGCTGTGTAGCCCATTGGCTCGATGACAGAATATGTCGCGTTGGGCCAGGAGAAGATGATCCAGGGCACACCTGTATGCTCGCAGCCTGTGCGGTCGGCATCTGAGGCAATCGGCTGCTCATAAACATGGCTGTGCACGATCGCCTCGATCTTACGGCCTTTGGTTTTGGCCAGCAGGTCACGCGGGCACATCAGGAAGGACCTGTCGTCCTCGGCAATATTCTTGATCTCGACGAAGGCACCATCAACCAGCACTCCGCACATTTCGCGCGGCTGGGCGGCTTCTGCTGCTGCATTGATCTGGAGAAGTGCAGGCTGCGTCAGCATCAGCGGCTCCTCACCAACAGCGAAGCAGGGAATGCTCCATATGGAAGTGTTGATCGCGCGCCAAACCGAGCCTTGCAGGCATTGATGGTCTTAGAGCATTGGTCTTTGGCAGGATCAGTTGTCGGGCTACCGTTGATATCCATCACAGGACCACCAGTATAACCGCACTCGGCTCCACGATATTTCCAGGGGCAGATGGTTGCGATGACCTGGCGGCGGGGCAGCCGGATGCCCGCCACATCGAAAGCCACAGACAGCTCCATCTCCACGAAGATCGGGTTCTCCGATGCCTTGCGGGCAATGTAATAGATCTCGATAGGAAACTCTGCGGTCGGATCCGCCGTCGGATTACCTGATGGGAAATTCACCGCATCAAGATACTTCGCCAAAGTGCGACGGCGTGTGACCTTGGCTCCCAACCCATCCTTGAGCGAGCGGATCAGGGCGCCAATGTTGCCGCCAATGTTAGCAGCCTTCAACGTGGGGCGAGGCAGCTTGCCGGATGCATTGATCTCGAAACCTGTCGCCTCGACAGGGTAGTGCGTATAATCGTTGCCCTGCCAGGTGATATTGGCTCCGGTAACACGATCACCGCAGTGCCAGCGGAGAATGTTAGGCATGCCAAGAGCCGTCGCATCGAGCTCGAACAGCTCGATCATCGTCAGCGGTGCAAGACCTGCGCAGTCGGAACGAACTGTCACGGGAATGCTCCGTAAGCGCGGCGGAAGGTGATCGACAGTGTGCCGCAATAACCCAGCGCATCGTTGTGCATCCAGTCGACCGACCACTCATCGTAATAGACGTTATAAGTCACATCGTCATCGTAGTCATAGAACTGGATCACCCCACCACTGTTCGTGCGCAGGTAATCCTCCATCTGCAGGATAACGTTGCGCTTGCGGTAGCTGTATTTCAGCGTCCAGCTCACATTCTGATTATTGATACCGTCGAGGATCGACTGCTCATAACCGTCGCCAAACTGAGCCGTGCGCTTCCGCGGCTTCGTCTTTTTCACCGCAGGCAGATCAGGGCACCAGCCGTTCTTCAGAAATGTCATCAGCGTGTTCCTGCTAAAATGCCACCAGGGCGACGTTCTTGAACAAGCGTCATCAGCACAGCCTGCTTGATGCGGTCGCCAAGCGCCTTGCCTGTTTCCGTGTCGCCCGTGCTGGTGCCAGAGCCTTCAGCAACCGAGATCGAGATGTTGCCGACATTCACGCCGCCGCCATCAGCAAGCAGACCGCGTGCCGAGATCTGGCTGGCGAAGGATCCAGCTGCACGGGTCACGCCTGCAGGACCACCACCGCCGATTGCGAACGCGCGTGTGCTTGGATGCAGCGACTTCGTGCCCCCGCCAAACAGTGAACCGAGACCACCGCCACCGCCTCCGAAGAGTGAGCCAAGCAGCGGTTTGATCACAAGCATCTGGAACAGCAGCTTTGCAAGATCCAGAGCCAAAGACTGCAGCACCTTGCCGAAGCTCTTGCCGTTCGCAATCGCATCAAAGAAGGCATTGCCGGCATTAGATGCAAACTGGCTCATCTCTGTTGCCAAGCCGCTTGTCTTGCTCTGCGCATCCGTCATCTGCTTCTTAAGACGCTCGGCACCCAGAGCAAATTCCTCCTGGCTGATGTAGCCCTTCTTCAAGGCTTCAGACAGACGCTCCATATCCTGCGCATATTTACGGGCAGCATCCGCCGAGTTGATCAGGTTGTTGGCCCAGGTCTTCAGGCTGTCGCCGCCGCCTTTTTTAGCAGCTTCTGTTGTTGCACCAGCAAGCTTATTCATTTCGCTGCTTGTGCGAGCAGTCGCGCCTTGAATACGCTCAAGATCATCAATGTTGTCGCGATATGCTTGACGATTGGCAGCAAACCCCTGCTGAAGTTTAGAAGCAGCCTCAGCTGTTTCTGTCATGGCAAGAGCTGTCTTCTCAAACGGTTCAATCAGCTGGGTTGCTTGCGGGATTGACCCGTTGCCAAAGATAGCGCTGTATGTATTTGTGAAGCTTGTTGCTAGCTTATTGATACCGCCAACCAAGCCATTGATTTTTTCAAGCGTTGCTTGGGTTAACTTGTTCCAACCATCAATCCAGCCTTGAGCAAATGAAAGCAATGCGGACAAGGCGTCATTCAAAGACTGGCGCAGCGACCCAAAGTTAGCAATAACATAAGCAACACCCGCAGCGGCGGCTGCTAGAGCCGTCGGTATTGGGGCAAGACCAGCAACAAACAAGCCAAGCATTGGCAATATAAGCGCGAATGAATTGCGGAATCCTTCAGATGTCCTCCACAGCTCCGATACGCCTGCTGCAAGATCGACAAGACCGCGCGCAAACCGTTCCGCAAAGTCGCTTGCGCCGTTGATTGCTTGCGCGAGGCTTGCAACAGCTGCGCGCGCAGCCGATGTATCGAAGCCTTCTGTGAATGCTGTCTTGATGTTGTTCAGGGCGCGACCGACAGTCAGCGGCATAGCCTTGAACAGTTCATTCACATTCGTCGCAGACTTCAGCAGCGAATTGGCAATGATGTCAGACGTGATCTTGCCTTCAGCGCCGAGCGACTTCAGCTGACCGACACTGACGCCCATCTCCTTTGCGATCGCCTGACCGAGCAGCGGCATGCGTTCCATGATGGATCGCAGCTCATCACCCTGCAGCTTGCCAGAACC